AGGAACGTTGGGAAGTACAGGAAGCATGGGACAAGCAGAATAATTTCTTAAAGGCACAGGCAAGGGCGCAGGCTGAATTGAGCCGCATGATAAAGCAGTATGATGAAATGCTTCATGCTAACTGGGACATTGCGACTGAGGAACAGAAAACAAGGTTGCAGGTGATGAAAACAAAAGCCCAGCTGAATGATGAGGAAGGTACTGTTGATGATGGATTCCTGGAAGCATTAAATACATCAGCAGCAGAGGATTGGAAAGATGAAGAAACAGGTATTTAAGTTTCAGCCCTTTTCAAAGAAACAACGCAAGGTATTGAATTGGTGGTGTGATAACTCACCTGTAAAAGATGCAGATGGAATAATTGCAGATGGTGCTATTAGATCAGGAAAGACAATATCAATGTGCTTATCATTTGTCATGTGGTCAATGTCCAATTTTGACGGGCAAAACTTCGGTATGTGTGGTAAGACTATCGGATCATTCAGGCGAAATGTGTTGTTCTGGCTGAAGCTGATGTTACGAAGCAGAGGGTATTCAGTTACAGATCACAGAGCTGATAACCTTCTGGTAGTCAGTCGTGGGGATGTAGAAAACTTTTACTACATCTTTGGCGGTAAAGATGAAAGGTCACAGGATCTGGTGCAGGGTATTACATTGGCTGGTGTGTTCTTTGATGAAGTGGCATTGATGCCAGAATCATTTGTCAATCAGGCTACTGGGCGTTGTTCTGTTGATGGTTCAAAGATGTGGTTCAACTGTAACCCTGACGGGCCGTACCATTGGTTCAAACAGAACTGGATAAATAAGTGCAAGGAAAAGAACATCCTGTATCTGCATTTTACAATGGATGATAACCTGTCATTGTCTGAGAAAATCAAGACAAGATACAGGAGCATGTACACCGGGGTGTTCTATAAGCGGTATATCCTTGGGTTATGGGCTGTTGCTGAGGGAATTATTTATGATATGTTCAGTGAAGATGAACATATTGTCAAATATGATGAAATAAAAGGCAAGCTGATAAATAACCCTTCATGCAGATATGTGTCATGTGACTATGGTACCCAGAATGCTACTGTATTCCTGTTATGGAATAAGGCTACTGATGGGAATTGGTACTGCATCCGGGAATATTACTATTCAGGACGTGACAAGTCAAAACAGAAAACTGATGCAGAATATGCAGAAGACTTGAAAAAGTGGCTGGGCGAAACCAAAATCAGGGCAATGATTGTGGACCCATCAGCTGCTTCTTTTATTGCGGAACTGAGAAAACGAAAATATAAAGTACTGAAAGCAAGAAATGATGTACTGGATGGCATCAGGCTGGTTGCTACACTGCTGAACCTTAAAAAGCTGTTCTTCTGCAATAGCTGTGAAAACACTATTGCTGAGTTTCAGTCATACATCTGGGATGAAAAGGCAGCAGATAGGGGAGAAGATAAACCAGTAAAACAGCACGATCATGCAATGGATGCTGTCAGATACTTTGTTTATACGATTTTGAGTAATCAGCTGGCAAAGCTGAAAACTATGAAAGGTTGATAGTTATGCGTGTATTTACATTACCAGCTGAGAACTGGAATGAATTGAGTATTGATAAGCAGGTTATCCGACACCTGATATTAAAACACAGGAGTCTTGTGGATCACCTGATTACTCTTGAAGACTACTATGAGGGAAAACATAAGATCCTGAATGATAAGAACCGGGAGAACAAATTGGTATGCAACCATGCAAAGGATATTTCTGATACTGCCAGTTCATACTTTATCGGTAACCCGGTTACATATAAGGCACAGACAGATATCACAGACCTGACGGATAAGTTAGAATACGCCGGAGCAGATGAAGCTGACGGTGACAACGGTCTGGACTTATCTATTTTTGGCAGGGCTTATGAATACATCTACACCAAAAAAGATGAAACAGACCTGATGATAAAGAATTTGTCACCAGCGAACACCTTTGTTGTGTATGATGATACGATTGAGCAGAATGAACTGTTTGCTGTATATTACTATGCAAAACGTGATGATTCTGACCGGACAGATATAAAGTATATTGCTACTGTAGTTACGGAACATTACAAATACATCCTGAATATTCAGAATATTGATGGTATTCAGCCCACCTATGAACAGGCTGAACCACATTATAAAGGTGAAGTTCCCATTATTGAGTATCTAAACAACAAGATGGGACTGGGTGATTTTGAACTTCAGATACCATTAATTGATGCATACAACGCATTAATGAGTGACCGTGTGACGGACAAGGAACAATTTATTGATGCTATCCTTGCCATATATGGAACACTGTTATCAGATGGTGATGAGTATGACGAAGAAGGGAACAAGATTAGTGATTCTGCTGATGAAGCACAGAAAGAACTGAAGAAAAAGAAGATTCTGGAACTGCCTGACGGTACGAAAGCAGAGTATCTGACAAGAACCTTTGATGAAAACGGCGTTGAGATCCTGAAGAAAGCTATTGAGCAGGATATCCATAAGTTTTCGCATATCCCTTGTATGTCGGATGAGAGTTTTGGCGGTAATGTTTCTGGGGTGGCTATGGAATTTAAGTTACTGGGGATGGAGAACATAACTAAGATTAAGACCCGGTATTACAAAAAGGGTCTGAGAAAGAGACTGAGAATATTTGCTAATTTTTATGCAAATAAGGGAATCAGTTTTGATGTTGCCGGTATTGTTCCTACATTTACCAGGGCATTACCGAAGAACCTGTTAGAGATCAGTCAGATTGTATCTAATCTGTGGGGTAAGGTTGGAAAGAAAACGTTACTGGCCCAGATTCCTTTTGTGGATGATCCAGAAGAAGAACTGAAGACTGTGGAGAAAGAAGCAGAGGATGATTTGAAACGGCAGCAGGAAATGTTTTCTATGACAGCAAACACACCACCGGATGATACAGATACATCTGATTCTGATGAACCTGATAGCAGTCAGGATGATAAAAAGGATCCTAAAAAGAAAGATGGAAAGGTAAATGAATAATGAACGATACTGGATAGATAGGGCAAATTATCTCATATATCATCATATGAGTGATGCTGAACAGACAGCGGATGAAATAGCCACGTTGTATAGAAAAGCGTCTAAATGGCTGACATATGAGTCAAGAAAGATATTTGATAGGTATCAGAACAGTCACGGTTTGACAGAAGCAGAAGCAAGGCGGCTGATTAGTCAGTTACATGATTCTTCTTCACTGGAAGAATTGAAAAGGCTGTTAGAACAAGATGGTAGGAACCGGGAAATACTGGCACAGCTGGATGCACCAGCGTATCAGTTCAGAATTGACCGATTAAGACAGATACAGAATCAGCTTGATATTGTGATGAATAACGTTTACCAGCAGGAAAAAATACTTGCTGGTGATTTTTTTGTGGATCTGGCAAATGATTCTTATTACAGACAGATTTATGAGATACAGCACAATACATCATATGCTTTCAGTTTTGCTCATATAGACAGGAAACAGATTGATAAAGTCATTTCTATACCTTGGAGTGGAAAACACTATTCTGAACGTCTGTGGAAGAACAGCAAAACGCTGGCAAAAGCAATTAAAGAAGAACTACTGATTGATCTGATTACTGGGCGGCCTGAAAATGAAGCCGTGAAAATTATTGCAAATAAATTTGACCAGGGGATTTTTGAAGCAAGGCGTTTGGTTCGTACAGAAGCAGCGTTTGTTTCCGGGGAACTGAATGCAGAAGCATATGAAGAATGTGATCTGCAAAAGTATCAGTTTCTTGCAACCTTGGACTTGCGTACATCTGAGATATGTCGGTCACTGGATGGGAAAAGGTTTTTCCTGAAGGACAGACAGGTTGGAAAGAACTACCCACCTATGCATCCGTGGTGTAGAAGTACCACTATTGCAGTCGTATCAGAGGATGATATAAAAAAACTGAAAAGACGAGCACTGAACCCGGAAACAGGCAGAACTGAACTTGTTCCAGCTTCCATGACCTATGGTGAATGGTATAAAAAATATGTAAAAGATAACCCAAAAGCGAAAGGGCAGGAAAAGGCAATACAAAATAAGGCTTCTGACCAAGCGCAATATCAGAAGTATAAGAAATCAGGTATTGATGGTGTACCTGCATCATTTACAGGGTTCCAGAAACTAAAATACCAGGAGCCTGAGAAGTGGGAGCTGTTGAAGAAGGATTATAGAGAAAGGAAGAAAACATGAAAAAAGCAATGTTATCACAGCCTATGGCTGGAAAGACGGATGCAGAGATTATTGCAACCAGAGAGAAAGCAATTAAAGCATTAAAAGAAAGAGGGTATGAAATCGTAAATACTCTTTTTACTGATGAGTGGTACAGCAAAGAAAAGATGAAAGAACGTGGTGTTGTTCAGATTCCTTTGTGTTTCCTTGCAAAATCTCTGGAAAATATGAGTTTATGCCATGCGGCTTATTTCTGTAAAGGTTGGGAAAATGCCAGAGGGTGTAAATTAGAGCATGATGCCGCAGTAGCTTATGGATTAGAGATTATCTATGAAGGATAGAAAGGAGAAATACCAATGGTAAAAGTTAAATGTATTCAGAGATTTAATGATGTGACTCAGCCAGTTGACAAGATGCAGCGTTTTCCTGATGAAGTTTGGGAAGTATCAGAAGAAAGAGCAAAACACCTTGTGGCTGAAGGAGTGGTTGAAATTGTGACAGAGAAAACAACCACAGCAAAAGCAGTAGAGAAATAAAGACCGAAAGGTCTTTTTATTTTGTCTTTTTCAGACAGACGTTAAAGAACTGTAAATCTAAGACGAATGACCCAGGCCCATCACGGGAATAGGTTGGGCGGAAAGGATAAATATGAGAAATAAAGTTTTTAGAGCACTTACACAGTGCAAATGCAAGGTTCCTATGAATTTACAGCTTTTCGCAGAAGGGGACGGTGCTGGTTCCGGTGATGATTCTGGTAACGGCGGTGGATCCGGTAGTGGTGAAGGTGATGATAGTGGTAAATCTGGTGATGATAAACCACAGTCATTTGACGATTTCCTGAAAGGGGAAGGGAACCAGGCAGAATTTGACCGAAGAGTCAACAAAGCAATTCACACAGCTGTTCAGAAGGCCCAGGAGAAATGGGAAGCCCTGACAAATGACAAACTGTCAGAAGCTGAAAAGCTGGCAAAAATGAACAAAGATGAAAAAGCGCAGTATATGCAGCAGAAAAAAGAAAAAGAACTTGCAGACAGAGAAGCCGCTATCACAAAGGGTGAGTTGAAGGCAGAAGCTAAAAACACACTTGCAGAAAAGAAACTTCCTGTTTCCCTTGCTGATCTGCTGGTATACACAGATGCTGACAGTTGCAATAAATCTATTGCCACTGTCGAAAAGATTTTTCAGGAAGCTGTTGAAGCAGCTGTTCAGGAAAAATTAAAGGGTGGTGACCCTCAGAAAAAAGCACCAGAAGGTAACAAAGAACTGGAAACGCAGATTGAAAAATTGATGCGTGGGTATTAAAGAAAAGGATAGGTGAATGTAATGGCTATTAATACATTAGCAACTGAAACCCTGTTTCAGCGTACTCTTGACAAGTTAGCTGTACAGGAAGCTGTGACTGGTTGGATGGATGCCAATTCAGGGCAGGTTATTTATAATGGTGGTAAAGAAGTAAAGATTCCTAAACTGTCTGTTCAGGGACTTGCTGACTATGACCGTGATAATGGTTATGTTATGGGTGGTGCTACTATGACATACGAAACTCTTACAATGACACAGGACAGAGGTCGTAAATTCCAGCTTGATGCAATGGATATTGACGAAACTGGTTTTGTGACAACTGCCGCTGCGGTTATGGGAGAATTTCAGAGAGTGCACGTGGTACCTGAGATTGATGCATACCGTATTTCTAAGTTGGCATCTACTGCGGTCACTGCAAAAAAAGCAGGTATGGTGACTTATGGGTATACACCGGGAGCGGCGAACACATCTGCCCTCAGAAAAGCAAAAGAAGGTATCAAAGCTGTCCGTGACAATGGTTACAATGGCCCTCTTGTTATTATGGCTACTTCTGATTTTGTTACTGAACTTGAACTTGAACTTGCTGGAAAGATTACAGCAGTGACATTTTCTCAGGGTGGAATCAATACACAGGTACCATCTGTTGATGGTGTACCGATTATCTCTACACCATCAAACCGTATGTACTCTGCTATCACACTGTATGACGGCAAAACATCCGGTCAGACAGCAGGTGGTTACATTAAAGGTACAACTGCAAGGGATGTAAACTTCATTGTTACTGCCAGAACTACACCGATTGCTGTAACCAAACAGGACAAAATGAAAATCTTCACACCGGATCAGAACCAGGATGCAGACGCTTGGAAAATGAATTATCGTAGACATCATGATCTGTGGGTACTTGAAAACAAGATTGATTCTGTGTTTGTATCAATTAAAGATGCAGCGTGAGGTGATATAAATGATCTTGATTAAGGAAAATGTTGAAAAAATTGTAGACGATTCTTCACAGGGAGTTATTGACCAGCTGTTACTTAAAGGCTGGTCAAAACTGCCTGACCAAAAGCCCAAAAAGAAAAAAACAGAAAGTAAAAAGGCAGAGAGTAAAGAACCAGAGGTGAACGCAGATGCTCAGACCGTCTGATGTACGCACTGTATCAAAACTAACAGGTGAGCAGGATGAAGAACTGATTGCTGTTCTTCTGAATGACGCAGAATCTTTTGTGTTGGCTTATACAATGCGTACAAAAATCATACAGCCGCTTGAAAAGCCTGTTCGTGATCTTGCTGTGATTGCTTTAAATCGCATGGGGACAGAGGGTGAAAACAGTAGATCAGAGGGTGGAGAAACCTATAACTTCAATGATGCACCGAAGCAGATTTTTGATACCCTTAATCGTTATCGTATTTGCCGGGTAGGTGGTAAGGTTTATGAGAATAAAAAGAAGTAGGTTGAACACATTTTATCTGAAAAAGAGAATTTCAAAAAAAGATAAAGAGGGATGTTCAACAGAAGAGTGGGGAACAGGAGTCCCCTTTGTAGGGGAACAGTGGCCCGCATCCGGTAAAGTACAGGTTCAGCAGTATGGGGACAGATTGAACTATATACTGAACTTAAAATTGGATGGCAATTATCAGATAGTGCAGGAAAAACAGGGCGTTTCTTTTGATTTCGGTAATGATTTGATTTTCAGAGAACAGGATGGAATCTGTATTTTTGCTGATGAAGAATCTGATCCAGATTACCGGATCATTGCAATCAAACCTTACCGACAATTAAAGATGGAGTTGGAGAAGATATGAGTGATGATCTGATGCAGAAATTTTCAGGACTTGTTGATATGGCTGAAGGCGGTTTACAGTCAAAAGTACACGAACAGGCTTTACGCATTCAGGCACAAGCTAAAGAATTATGTCCTGTCAGAAGGTACGGTTCCGGGGGTGGATCATTAAGACAGTCAATCCATGTTAGTACAGAACGACAGGAAGACTTGATTCACAGTGAGATATACACCAATTCAGAGTATGCACCTTATGTTGAGTTTGGTACTGGCCCCACAGGACAAGCGCATCACAACGGTATATCCCCGGACGTTGACCCTGTATATTCCCAGTCGGGTTGGATGATACCAGCTGATGCAATGTCACCAGATGATGCCGAACAGTATGGTTTTGGTATCGCAAAAGGGAAAGACGGCGAAGTCATTGGATATTATACAAAAGGTCAGGTTGCGCAGCCTTTCATGTACCCTGCTTTTGCAGAATTGGAGGATGATGTGACACAGGAAATTAAAGCGGCACTCGAAAAAGATTTGAAAAAGGTGACAAGATGAAAAATGTAAAAGATCAGGTATATTCAGCACTTCTCACTGTTACTGAGAATGTATCAGACACATATCCGAAAGACTGGGCGAATTTCCCAACCATTCAATATGTGGAAGAAAATAACAGTGTGTTGGAACGTACCGACAATGCTGAACAGAAGGCTAAGGTGTCATATAAAATTGATATATGGCACAACCAGAGCACATCTGATACAGCCCTTGCAGTTGACGCTGCTGTTTCTGCTTTAGGTCTGGTGAGAACCTATTGCGGTGATGCACCGGATCCAAGTGGCTTGAAACATAAAGTAATGCGCTATGAAGGAATCATTGATATGGATTCTGAATTAGTGTACTGGAACAATTGAGAAAGAGGTGAAGATAAATGTTAGCAAATGGAGCAAAACTGGGCTATTCTAAAACTGCCCCTTCCGGAAGTTCAGCAACTTATACAGACCTTCCGGGTTTAAAAGAAATTCCGGATATTGGATCAGATCCGGAAAAGGTGGACAATACGGTCCTGACTGATCCACATAAGAAGTATGAAAAAGGTATCGGTGATCTGCCTGAAATGACATATAAATTCAAATATGATAATTCAAAAGCGGATTGTCCATATCGTGCGTTAAGACAGGCAGATAAAGATGGAACGACACTGTATTTTCGTGAAACTGATGCCGATAAAAGCACAATTGATTTTGCTGCTCAGGTATCTGTTAAGCGTACAGGTGGCGGTGTCAATGGTGCTATCGAATTTGAAGTGACCATGATGGTACAGTCAGATATTACTTATACAGACCCGGCATAATGCTGGGTCTTTTATTAAGAAAATTCAGGAGGATATAACATGGGCGGTTTAGATGAAGAAGTAAAAAATCAGGAAGAAGAAACAAAAATTGTAGATTTGGATGAAGAAAAAAAGAAAAGAAAGCCTTTTCATTATTGGACAGTAGGTGGCAGAGATTACCGTCTGAAACTCAAAGCGTCCAACATTGAAAAGCTGGAAAATAAATATAAATGTAACGTCATGCATCTGGTTGATGATATGCCAGCCTTGTCAGTAATGCTTACTATCATTCAGGCTGCAATGCTTCCGTGGGAACATGGAGTTAAGTATGATGATATTCTGAACCTGTTTGACAAATATGTTGAAGAGGGTGGAAGTCAGATTGACTTATACAAAGATGTTGTGATTCCGACTTTGGCGGTATCCGGTTTTTTTACACCGAAGATGGCAGCGGAAATTCTGGAAGCAACGGACGAAGAGCTGTAACAACTACAACAGAGTATTTGTGGGCGATTTACCCGGATGCATTAGATTGTGGAATACGGCCTGAATTATTTTGGGATTCTACCCTAAATGAAATTGTGGATATGATGGAAAGTTACATCAGATGCAGGGCAAGAGACAGAAAGCAGCAGATCAGTGATAACTTCATTTTATCCAAGGCACTCACATTAAACCTTTCAACTTTGTTCAATGACAAGGCTGAATTTTGTAATCCATGGGATTTTTACCCACAGACATTTAAAGAAGATAAAGAGGACTATGAACATCAGAAACTGGAAGCGTCACTTGCTGATTATAGAGACAAGCGTAGACGGTGGGCTGATGAATTTAACAGACGTAGGCGGCAGGGGATGTAACCCTGCTTATTTTATTGTCAGGAAGGGGGTGAAAATGTATGGGTGATACACTTGCAAAACTGAAAGTCATTCTGGAAGCGTCCACATCTTCTTACAAGAAAGAGATGGAAAAAGCCCAAAAAGTGACTAAAAGCGTCAGTGATTCTGTTAAGTCTGAAACATCAAAAGTCAAACAGGCTATGAAGATGGATGATGCAACAGAATCAGTAAAAAAGCAGGTTTCTGTGTTCCAGAAAATGAAACAGGCAATTACTAAATGTCAAGTAAAGGGCGGAATAAAAGTGCCGACACAGGATTTTCAGGAATTGCAGTCGGATATAAAAAAGGCAGAAGGTACACTTAGCTCTTTAATTGCGAAGCAGGAAAAGTACGAAGCAATTGGCGTAAAAAAGAACAGTTCAGCGTGGAAGTCATTACAGTATGACATTCAGGGTGCAAAAAATGAGATTGAAGGGTACAAAAATGAAATGGCAGAAATGCAGTCAAACGGTACTGCATTTACAAGGGGCTATTCCATACCAAAAAAAATTTTTAAGGGACTTGGCAAAGGTGCGTTAGGTCTTGGAAGTTTGGGACTGAATGCTGCTCAAAAAGGCTGGGGTGGTTTGAAAAAGGTTATCAGCGGTACTGCATCAGTACTGACAAAAGTTACCACAGTCATTAAAAGAACATCCGGTGCATTCGCTGCGCTCATACAGAAGTTCACAAGCGGTATTCCTATTTTACGAAGGTTCACAGGTGCAACAAAATCAGTATCTGGTGGACTGGGCGGTGGATTAAAAAACATTCTCAAATATGCGTTCGGTATCAGGTCACTTTTTGCTTTGGTGAATAAGCTGAGGAGTGCGTTAGTAGATGGATTCAAAAACCTGGCACAGTACAGTGGTGAGACAAATAACAGTATTTCAATGCTGATGTCTTCTCTGACGCAGTTAAAGAATGCATTTGCAGCAGCATTTGCACCTATTTTGAATGTGATCGCACCTATTTTGAATACACTGATCCAGAAGATTATTTCTGTAGTTAATACATTTGGTCAGTTGACGAGTGCATTAACAGGTAAAACGACTTACATTAAAGCGAAAAAAGTTCAGCAGGATTACGCCAAGAGCCTGAACAGTAATGCCAATTCAGCTAAAAATGCCAAAAAAGCAAATGAGGAATTGAAACGTACCATTCTGAGTTTTGACCAGATCAACAAGATGGATGATAACAGCAGTTCTGACAGTAACAGTGGAATAGCTGATACGTCAGGCGGCTTATCACCTTCTGATATGTTTGAGACTGAAAGCATTCCTTCAAAGATTAAAGGAATTGCTGACATGATTAAGCAAGCCTGGAAGAATGCTGATTTCACAGAAATCGGTGCTATGGTCGGTAACAAACTAAACGCAGCACTGAACAGCATCCCGTGGGATAAGATCAAGAACACCTGCAACAAGATTGCAAAGAGTGTTGCCACTTTCCTGAACGGTTTCCTTGAAACTGTTGACTGGAAACTGGTTGGTAATACCCTTGCACAAGGTATCAATACCGCCTTTGGTATGGCAAATACCTTTGCCGAAAATTTCCACTGGGATAGCCTTGGAAAAGCAATTGGTAATGGTATCAATGGTGCGTTGGGCGGTCTTGACTGGAATCTGATACAGGAAACTGTACGCAATATTGCAACAGGAATCACTGATACACTAAACAGCTTCATTCAGACAACTGACTGGGCGTTAGTTGGTCAGTCGTTCGGTAATGGTATCAATACCATTCTGGATTTCTTTCATACTGCCATCAATAACTTTGATTGGATGGGCGCTGGTACAGCACTTGCAGATTTTGTCAATAATGCAGTAAATACCATTGATTTTGTCAATTTAGGGCAAACTATATCAGATGGAATCAAGGGTGTTTTTGATTTTGGTATAGCTGCTATTGAAGGTATTGACTGGTGGACAATTGGTGAAAAAGTCCGTGATGGTTTAGCGGCTATTGACTGGAACGGTATAGCTGATGGTTTCTTTGAGCTTATTGGTGCCGCATTTGGTGGCCTATCTGCATTTTTTGGTGGTCTTCTTTCTGATGCAGTTTCTGGTGCTCAGAAATACTTCCAGAAGAAGATTGAAGAATGCGGTGGAAATGTCGTAAAAGGTATTTTCAAAGGTATCAAAGATGCTATTGTTGGCATTGCGGAGTGGATAAAGGATCACATTTTTACACCGTTCATGAAAGGTTTTAGGGCCGCATTTGGTATTCATTCACCTTCAACCGTTATGGCTGAACAGGGTGGATATATCATTGATGGTCTGCTGAAAGGTGTGAAAGATAATATCAGCAAGTTCCTGAATTATATTAAAGAGATTCCAGGCAAGGTACTGAAAGCAATTGGAAATATCAAGAACAAAGTCTTGCAAAAAGGTTCTGACATTGTTTCCGGTCTGAAAGATGGATTTACAGAGAAAGTTTCTACATTTACCAGCGTTCTTGGTACACTTCCTGAGACAATCAGGAATGCTATTCCGAACCTGTTTGATGTAGGATCAAGTATCATTCAGAACTTTGCAAACGGATTTTCAAGTGTTCACATTCCTATGCCGCACATTGGTTGGGACTGGACAGGTGGAAGCATCCGCATTGGTAATTTCTCGTTTTCACTGCCACGTTTTAATCTGCAATGGTACGCAAAAGGCGGTTTCCCAGAAATGGGGCAGCTGTTCATTGCAAACGAAGCAGGGCCTGAGATGGTCGGTAAAATGGGAAGCCGAAACGCAGTAGCCAACAATAACCAGATTGTTGATGGTATCAAGAATGGTGTATTTGAAGCTGTACTTGATGCGTTCAATGCCAGTGGAATCCTTGACAGGGATGATACTGAAAAAGAAGTTACTCTTGAATTTACCCTGAAAGCCGACAGCGAAACACTGTACAAGGTAGTTCGCAAGGGTAAAAAGAAATATGATTACCGTTTTGCGGTAACTGAGACAATTTGACAGGGGGTGTCACATGGACAACATTGTAATCAAAGTGGGCGGTGTGGCACTGCCTAAAGAAGTGTCTAAATTCAAATGGAAAAAATCAGATGTTTCTGCAAAGAATGCAGGAAGAACACAGGATGTTAAGATGCACAAGAACAGACTTGCAAAAAAACGCACCCTGAGTCTTGGCTGGGTGAACCTGACAAAAGAGCAGATACACCAGATTCTTGTTGCATTTGACCCGGAATATGTAATGGTAACTTACTGGGATCCCTTAGCTGGTACTGATGTAACAAAGGAATTTTATACAGGTGATATGGAAACAAACGTGAAATGGTGGGCGAAAGGTCATGAGCGTTATTCCGCACTTGATTTTGATGTGATTGAGAGGTAATAGAAATGATTAATGTATCAACTGCATTCAAGGCAGCATTGGAAGATGATAACAGAAAATTTTCGGGATCCTGTACAATCACATTAAACGGAACTAGCAGGTCAACAAGTGTTAATATTGACAGCAGTCAACTGTGGGATAATGGTTTTGTGGTTGATGATTCTACATCTAACACGGGTGGTTTTGACATAGGTTCAGCAATAGTTCAGAAGTTTACGCTAAGGTTGAACAATATGTATGATGATTTTACAGAATGTGATTTCACCGGGGCTGTAATTTCAAATGTAAAAGTCTCATTAGATTTAGGTGATAAACAGGAATCTGTTTCTAAAGGTATATTCACAGTCAATGATACAAGTTATGATGGTGACATTATCACACTTGAATGCCTGGATAATATGCATAAGTTTGATATAAGTTACGAAAAAAGTAATCTTACTTATCCAGCTACGCTTTTGCAAATTGTACAGGATGCATGTAGGTGTTGCGGTGTAACTTTAGCAACAGATTCTTTACAGTTTGAGTATTACAATTATGTGATTCAGGAAAAACCAGATGATAGCACTATAACATTTCGAGATGTCTTGACATGGGTCGGTCAGATTTCAGGTCATTTCTGGAAATGCAATAAAAGTGGTCAGTTGTCAGCTGGTTGGTACAATATGTCAGATCTGTCAGCTGGTAAGAATATACACACCTTACAGACGAATGTTGTCACAGACGTAAATGTTGATATGGATGATGTTGTAATCACATGTATAAGAATTGTAACTGAGGATGAAAATTCTAATCAGGTAACTTTTCAGTCTGGTTCAGATGGGTATGCTATTGTTATCGACAGTAATAAATTTATCAATAAGGACAATGCAGCTGAAATTGCGTCAATGGTTGGTGGACGTGTTGTTGGATTGAGGTTCAGACCAATGACTGTCAGTTCATTGCAAGACCCTACGATTGAAGCAGGGGACGGGGCAATAGTATATGACCGTAAATTAAAGTCATATAAGACTTTTTTTACAAACGTTGTATTTTCTATTGATGCAGATAATCAAATGTCAAATGACGCAGAATCAGCACTGCGTAACAGTGCCGAAAGATTTTCAGAAGCAACGAAAATTTATCAGTATTTGCGAAAACATTTGAGTAAGAATAAAACTGAATGGGTAAAGGCTATGGAAGAACTGGAAAAAGCAATGAAAGAACAGGCAGGTCTTTATCCGGTTATCAAAACGCTAGAAGATGGGAGCAAGGCGTATTATATGTGTGACCATCCGACATTAGAAGAATCAAAAGTTGTATTTGAACTTAATGGAAAAGGATGGGCAGTAAGTACAGATGGCGGTAATACATGGAACGCAGGTTTACTTGTGGATGGTACCATGATAACAAAGATTTTGAATAGTATTGGGATTAATGCGGATTGGATCAATGCTGGAGCCTTTACTGTTCTGGATCCTGATGGAAGCATCATGTTTAAAGCTGATACTGCAACCGGGCGTGTGGATATTGTAGCAAATTCTTTTCAGTTGAGGGGGAAAACTCTTGAAGAAATAGCTAAAGAGTCAGCAAAGAACTACGTCGACTCAGTTGTAATAGATGGTATAGATGTAAGTACTCAGTACTTTTACGCATATGATCCCACGCTTGAGAATGTGCCTGCATCTGAATGGGCTGATACAGACACAAAGGATAAACACCTTGATGATATTTTCTACAATACCACTACTAAGAAAATGTTCCGTTTCGTCAAGATTGAAGGCGTTTATAGTTGGGAGAGCTTTGATGATCCTGATATAAAAGCTGCGCTTGATGCTGCTTCAACAGCACAAGATACCGCAGATGGAAAAAGACGCGTGTTTTTGGTCACACCTAAACCACCATATGATGAGGGTGATATGTGGGTAACGTCCATAGAAGATGGGAAAGGAAAGGTCAAAATCTGCAAGACTGCACGTGAAAATGGAACATTTGTTTCAACAGACTGGATTTTCCCGGGATATGTAGACAGTAACGATGTGCAGGACGCTATTGATAATTATGATAATAGTCTGGGACAGCCTGAAATATTTAATAAACTGACCGACAATGGGAAAAATAAAGGTATTTATATTCAGGACGGTGAACTGTATATAAATGCGAGTTATATCTTATCCGGTGTTTTGGCCGGTAAGTTTATTAATGGAAAAGGCATGAGTGTCACTGATAAGGAAAATAAAACAACATTTTATATTGATAATGATGGCAATGTCATGATTGCCGCCAAAACTCTTACTATAGGTGGTAAGGATGTAGAAGATATTGCTGGAGATACTATTGATGAAAAAATAAAGAAAGCAATTCCGTTGGTTATACAGTTATCAAGTGAGTATCAGGCAATCCCGGTAAATGCGGATGGAAACTATTCGAGTTTTCCAAGATGCGAGGTAAAAGTACAGGTTTTTTATGGGGAATCGGATGTTACATCAGAAGCAGCTATATCGTACTCGACAGAAAACATAACAGGCACGTGGTCTTCAGGTACACACACTTATTCCGTAAAGAGCTTGTCCGAAGACATTGGATGGGTTGATTTTTCAACGACTTATAACGGAATAACAATAATCAAGCGCTTTAATATTGCAAAGCAGTATGCTGGCGGGAACGGTACGAACGGAAAAGATGCCACTGTTTATTACCTTGAATGTGAAACAACAACGATCAAAAGATGTTCAAACAGCTCTGGCGGATATGATTATTCGCCTTCTCCGCTGGTGTTTCATTTGTATTCGCAGACAGGAGCAGAGGAGAGAAAACAAAACATTTCCGGTAGATGGACGTTTGAGTATACAGAAGACGGAAGCACATGGAACGCTATTTCTGGAACTGGCGTGGGAATAGATATGAAATTCTCCGCATGGGATAGGATAACTAACAGAACCACTGCCATCAGATGTACTGTCGGAAATTCTTCCGGAGTCATCCTCGGGATGATGAGCGTATCCGTACTTGCGGATGCGGAAGTGACAAGAGAAGCTGTTTTTAACGCTCTGACTGACAATGGCGATCGTCAACTTATAGCCTATGGCTCAGATGGGAAATTGTACATTAATGGCGAATACATAAAGTCTAAAACCATAACGGCCGATCTTATCGACGTGAATACACTTGATGCGATTGTTGCAAAAATAGGCGGATTTGTGGTCGGGTCTACCAGTATACATACCAGTGGCCGCAATTCCATGACGTCAACTACGCAAGGCGTATACATAGGAACAAACGGATTTAGCGTATATAAAGACGCGAGCAATTATTTTAACATGAACACTAGTGTAGGATTGCAAATAAAAGGCGGTACTATCAAATTAGGCAATGTAACTCTTGCGGAAGCATCTGATAAAAAGTCTCTGAGCGTCAAATATGGTATGCAGGTACACACTCAAAGATCATCTGGAGAATTCACGGACGGTTCAGGCGAATTTAAACTAATCAACTTGACTACTGTCTCATCGGGACAAACTCTTTGCATTGCGAGTAATATCGTATATAAGTTGTCGTCTTCTTCAAAAAGATACAAAAACCATGTTCGAAATATGGATAGCTCTGAAGCGGATAAACTCCTTAAAGTTCCAGTGGTATGGTTTCAATATAAAAAAGGTTATTTGAGAGAAGGAGACTCATTTGAAGACAAACCAGTGCCGGGATTCTATGCGGAAGACGTGTATAAACAATATCCTGAAGGAGTAATATTTAATGAGGATGGGCAGATAGAAGACTGGAATTACAGAACCATGATTCCGGCAATGATGAAAGTTATTCAGGATCAGAATAAAAGAATTAATACATTGGAAGATACAGTGAACGCATTGAACGAAAGACTGAACAAATTAGAGGGAATGTTGAAAGGGGCGGTTAAATAATGCTGATTGCGAATTTCACCAATTATGGTGAAGAAATTACAGTAGACGGACTTTGGCAATATGATTATGGTCAAAGATTACAAATTAATGGACTTAATCTCCCGGATGTATTTGAGGTTCATTTATTCTGGAAGGGATTGGAAGAAGCAAAAGTTGTAACAGGTTATAGCGAGAATAATAAGTTTTATGTTGATATTCCAAACGAGTCACTTAAACAGAGACAAGCTATCACTGTTTATATTTATCTATCAACACCTGAAACAGGAAAAACTGTAAATACCGTGATGATGTTTGTAAATAAACGGCCAGAGCCTGAAGGATTTGAAATTCCCGAAGACATTGATTTATTCCACCACACATTGACCGCTGTTGGGGAATATACAAGGCAGACAAAAGAAGCTGCACATATGGCAGATACCAGAGCAACCGAGTCGGAATCCTGGGCACATGGACATAAACTTTATCCAGAACGGGATAAAGACAATGCAAAGTATTATGCAGATCAGGCGAAACAAGTTGCCACACAAAATGGTTTCTGTCGTATGGAAATACGGGAAGATGGACATCTATATTTATCCCGTACAGAAAATATTGTACAGAGTTTGGATTTTAAGATAAATGATAAAGGGGGATTGGGGGTTATGATGTCATGATAGAAACAGATTTAGGATGTGTGACTGCCTATGCTGATGCAGTGGCACAGGGTTACACAGGAACTCGTGAAGAATTTGGCCAGGTGTTGGCTAATTTTGCAGGCAATTATGAAGCAGCAGGTTGCAACAGATAGAACAGCGGTAGAAGCTGCAAAGAAAACAGTGGAAGAAATGCAGTCAGATGTAACACAAAAACAGGAGACTGCGGCTTCCAATATGAAAACAGCTGTCGAAGCCGCTGAAAAAGCAAAACAGTCTGCAAGTAACGCAGAAGCATCAAAACAGGCCGCTGCTAAGTCTGAACAGAACATCAACAATACCGTGACAGCTTTTGATAGTCATGTCGAAGAAAAGAAAAGCGAAGCAGACACAGCAATAAATAAAACGAAAGATGCCGCAGTCAAAGCTGTGACAGATCAGCAGACTGCATCTATTCAGGAAGCAAAAAGTCAGATTGCGTCCTACATTACAGAAAAAGAAAGCGCAGCAGAAGACCAGATTAATAAACATACATCGGATAAGATTACAGAACTGAATAAAGCAGCAAGTACAGCAAAGACTGCATTAGAACAGTCCATATCAAATTCAGAAAAAACAAAAACAGCTCTGGACGGTAGTATTACCAATTCTGTCACATCCAAAAATAATCTGGATAAGAGTATTGAAACAAGTGCCGGCAAAAAATCAGATCTTGATACCAGTATCAAAAATGCTGATACAGCAAAGACTGCATTAGATACTGCCACGACTACTGGAAACAATGCATTGCAGGCATTACAGAGTGAAAATAGTTCAGCCGCATCAAACCTTGAAGAGTTGAGAGGTGAAAACTTTAATTCACAGGAAATTCTGGCAGGGGTTGCTGACCTGAGGGCATATCTTGGACTGTCAGATGATGATATTCTTGGTTTACAGGTAGATTACAGGAATAAAACTTTTAAGAGACTGGCAGGTGCCACTAACCTGACACCCGGCACTGACTTTGACAGATTTTCCATGTATGGTGGCAGACGTAAATGTAATGTTGCTGATGATGGAACTATCAGTGCTTGGTTTGGTGATGAAAGTTATGCGGAAGATGGTTCAAATGGACAGGTTATGGTATATCAGCCTAAGTTCTATTATCTGGTATGCCCGGTCGTATATGATCCAATTGATACAGGTATTGGTTACCATTTGAGAAAAGCAAATTACTATGTATCAGAAAAACCAAGACCAGGTTTCAGACTGCATCCTGCTTTTTATGATGTAAATGGAAATGAGATTGATTATATTCTTGATTCTGCATTTGAAGGTTCTATTTGGGATGCAGACGGTGGTGACGGAAACGGTGCTTACCTGATGAATGATGAACAGGTTATGAATACCGATACAGATAAATTCTGTTCAATCGCAGGTGTAAAACCTGCATCCGGTTTATCTCAAAATCTGACAAGACCAAACGTTGAAGCACTTGCACAGAACCGTGGTATAGAGTGGCACGGTGATCTGATTAAACCTGCATCAGCAAGACAGATGTTGATGATCATTGAACTTGGTATGATGAATACACAGACAGGTGTTGGTTATGGTGTCGCAGGTATATCAGATAATAGTTCATATAACTGTTCATCACTTACAGGAAGTACATCAGAACTTGGTAATGGAAGTGGTAAAGCAACACAGACGATCAATACAAAGGGTGACACAAGAACTACTGAAACAGCAAATGAAAGAGTTGCAGTATCTTGGAGAGGTACAGAAAACCCTTGGGGGAAACATTTGGAAGTTTGTCTATGGTATCAATATTTGGGGTAACGGAAAAATGGGGGGCGGTCAGCCTTACATTTGCACTGACTTCAACTTTGCTGAATCAAAGAACACAGGCAATTATGAAGCAGCAGGTTTTACAGTAACTAACGCAAATGGTTATATTTCTGCAATGGGGTATTCAACAACTTGCGATTGGTTATTTATTGCTTCTGAATGCCTTGGAAATAGTTCACTTCCTGTTGGTGACTACACCTATATAACTGTAAATCTCAATGGATATAGAATTGCTCAGTTGGGCGGTTGTTGGAATACTTGGGATAGTGCGGGTGCTTTCTATTGGGGTCTGTCTTACGGTGTTGGTGGTCGGAGTCGTAATATCGGGGGTCACTTGGTACTTATTCCAACAAAAGATTCTGCTGTATATACCGCAAATATCGCTGCATGGAAGCAGAAAATGGCAGCTTAAAAATGTAACTTAAAATCAAATATAAGGTTGAAAGAATCTCTGATATTGTTTGTTATTACCTGTAATGAACACCATGAAAAACAAATATATTGCTCAATTAGGCAGTAATTGGAATAATTGGGATAATGCAGGTACTTTCTATTGGAATCTGAATAACAGTGTTGGTAATCGGAATCGTAATATCAGGGGTCACTTAATATATTTGCATTGTCAGCCGGGTGAGATATCCGGCTGATTTTTAATCCCATTTCTTTCAACCCTGCCACATGGCAAAACAGAAAAATAGGCGGTGCAGACAAGTCAGAAATGATAATACCGCCTTACTTAATTACTAAAGAGGAAATGTCAACCGTATTTACCGGGCATACATCTGATGTATGCTGACTGAAATTCGGAACTGCAATATACCAAAAATGAAACGTTATGACCATCTATTTGAGAAAATTTGTGATATTGAAAATCTGAGAAAAGCACATAAGAACGCAAAGAAAGGAAAAGGGTGGTACAAAGAAGTTCAGGAAATAGATAAAGATCCAGATAAGTATCTGGAGCAGATTCAGGAAATGCTCATCAACCATACTTATAGAACATCTGAGTATGAAGTGTTTTATAAGGATGATGGCAGAAAGAAGAGAAAGATTTATAAGTTGCCTTACTTTCCTGACAGAATTTGTCAGTGGGCTATCTTACAGGTAATTGAACCTTGCATCATCAATAACCTGACTACTGACACATACTCAGCAATACCGGATAGGGGAATACATAAGGCTCTGCATAAAATGCAGGATGCAATGTGGAATCATCCAGAAGAATGTAAGTATTGCTTAAAACTGGATGCACGACATTACTATCAGTCAATCAACCATGATCTTCTGAAAGAAAAATATTCCAGAATGTTCAATGATTCTGAACTGGTATGGTTACTGACTGAAATTATTGATAGCATACAGACCGCAGACATTGAAGATCTGACGGCAATTTATTTACTGGAAGAAGATGTTGATCCTGAAACTGGAATACCGATAGGCAATTATTTATCACAGTATTCAGGAAATTTTTATTTTTCATCATTTGACCATTGGATAAAGGAACAAAAACACATCAAGTATTACTTTCGGTATATGGACGATATTGTTATTTTTGCAAAGACAAAAGAAGAACTTGTTGAGTTAAGAAAAGAAATTGATGTTTACTTTAGAGATGAACTAAAACTAAACATTAAAGGAAACTGACAGGTATTCCCAACATTTGTCAGAGGGGTTGACTTTTTAGGATACCGAACATTTTACAAATACACTTTGTTGAGAAAGACAACCTGTATAGAAATGACTAAGAAATTAACTGCATTACGGTTAAAAGTAGAATCCGGGAACATGATGAACTACTCTGAATGGTGTTCTATAAACAGCTATAAGGGTTGGCTTAATTCATGTGATTCTTTCCGGTTATACCAGAAATATGTAGTACCATTACTACCGTATGCGGATGATTATTATAAATGCAACATAAAACCCAACACAAAGAAAGGACGAAAGGTAGCATGATTGATTATGGAAAACAGAGAAGCACAGTCAAACCAGATGAATTGGAGCTAACTGAAACAAAAGTTTTTGTCAGTTCCAACATCACTGAAGTGAATGAACCGGAAACGGATGAATATTCGGGATTCACTGGGTATGAATTTGATCTGATAGAGTATAGCAAAGACGAATATATCAAAATTCAAGCAGAAAAGAATGCAACGCTGGAAGATGAAATTACACAGGCACAGGTGGCAATGTGTGAAATTTATGAAATGATTGGATAGAAAGAGGGTGTAAGGTATGGCAAAGATTTATGCGGCACTAATTATCAAAGGTGTAAAGACAATGGATGATGTACCTGACAAACTGAAAGATGCTGTAAAGGCTATTTTAGAAGGTGGTAACTGATGTTTTATCAGTTGATCATAAAATTACTATTCAAAAAGGATGTGCAGACTATGGCGATTATTTATGCAACCTTAATCATTAAGGGTAAGAAAACTTTTGCTGATGTTCCTGATAAGATCAAGGACAAAGTAAAAGAAGTTCTGGTTGACTTAGATTGTCCTGAATTAGCAGAATAATTAACAGGTAATCAAATTATCACAAGTACAAAAACAACCGCTATATGACGATTATATAACGTCACAGGCGGTTGTTTTTATGTACAGAAAGGAAGTAATGAAAGAGATTCTACTGGAAACCTATTCTGTTGCACTTCCTATTATTTTAACTGCTCTTATGGGCTACATTGTGTGGCTTTTAAAGAATCAGAAAAAAGATAGGGATGCGAACAGTAAAGGGACCATGCTGTTACTGAAAGTACAATTAATTGAATACCATGACCGTTATATGACAGATGGTGATATTCCATCCTACGCTTATCAAAATTTTTGTGAGATGTATGATGCATATCATGCTCTTGGTGGTAATGGTATGATTACAAAAATGAAACATGAGATTGAAGAATTGCACTTAAAGAAGAAAGAAGGGAATAGTCATGAAAAAAATTAACTGGCTTGTAAGAATTAAGAATAAAGCGTTCTGGGTTGCATTTATCCCGGCGGTACTCCTGTTAATTCAGGTAATTGCATCTGTGTTTGGCATCCAGATTGATCTGGGTGATCTGGGAAATAAATTGTTAGAAGTGGTCAATGCAGTGTTCAGTATACTGGTAATTCTTGGAGTAGTTACGGACCCTACTACTGCTGGAATCACCGATAGTACACAGGCACTTGAATATACAGAACCGAAAAAATAGGGGGTAGGACTGTGGAGATTAAGGGTATTGATGTTTCCAGATGGAATGGAGTTATTGACTGGCCCACCGTAGCAAACTACGGTATGGGCTTCGCTATCCTGCGAATCACGGAAAAGGGTAATGTTATTGATAGTACATTTGAAGCCAATTATGAAGGCTGTACTGCCAATAGTATTCCTGTCGGTGTTTATAAGTATAGTTATGCAGTCAATGTTTCAGAAATTCAATATGAAGCAAAAAAAGTAATTGAAGTCCTGAATGGACGAAAATTGGATTATCCTGTATTTTTGGATATTGAAGATAAGTGTCAGGAGAATCTGTCAAAACATCTTATGATGCGGATGATTAACGCATTCAGAGAAATCATCATTAAAGCTGGTTATCAGTTTGGCATTTATTGCGGGTACTCCTGGTATCAGTACCAGCTTCCAGAGGATGCGAAAAAGTATGATTGCTGGTTAGCTGCTTACCCATCACAGGATGATGGGACAATGCAGATCAGATTAAAACCTGCTGCTGGTATTGGCTGGCAGTATTCCAGCAAAGCAACTATTCCGGGAATCTCAGGGAAAGTAGACAGAAATGTCTTTTACAAAGACTATACTGCAACAAAAAATGAGGATAAGGGGGAAACGACAATGGACAAAGCTATTGAAAAAGTTATCCTGATTGCGAAAAACGAAGAGGGCTATTTGGAGAAAAAATCAAACAGTCAGCTTGACAGTAAGACAGCAAACGCAGGATCTGCTAATTTTACGAAATATTGGAGAGATATAGAACCATCCTATCAGGGGCAGCCTTGGTGTGCGGCGTTCGTATCTTGGTGTTTTATGAAAGCCTTTGGTCTGGAAAAAGCTAAAAAATTGCTGAAACACTGGCCTTACGTGTACTGTCCAACACTGGGAAATTTGTTTACCCGGAACGCAAACCCGAAAATCGGTGACATTGTTATCTTTTATCATAACGGTACATTTACCCATACAGGACTTGTTACCGCCGTAATCGGTGATCGTTTCTATACGATTGAAGGTAATACAAGTGGGGCATCCGGTATTATCGCAAATGGTGGCGGTGTATGTGCTAAAAGTTACCTCAATAGTCAGATGCCCGGAACTAAGTTCTGTACACCGGATTATAGTATTGTATCTGATGCATCCGCACCTGCAAAACCTGAGAATACATCATCTAATACTACACAGACAGGAGAGGAATATATGTTTGAGCCAAAAACTGTAAAAGCTGGTGACAAGAATACCTCTGTACTTTTGTTACAGGAGATTCTAAAATCACGTGGATTCAAAGGAAAAAATAAAAAAGACCTTGACCTTGACTGGGAAGCAGGAGATAATACCATATATGCTCTGAAACAGTATCAGAAATCAAGAGGTCTGGATGTTGATGGGGTATGTGGATCAGCAACATGGAAAGATCTAATTGCTATTTGATGCGAATATGGTGGCAATGCCACCAATTTGCCACCGACATAGAAATATACGTGAAAGACTTAAAAAGACAAATAAACTGAACGCCTGATAATTACTTATGTTATAGGAGTTTGAAAGCTGTAAAAAGCAATTAAAAGTGAACCATAGATAAACGGTTCACGTTGAGACTGTGGCTTTACTTTCCCGTAAATAGGCGGTTTTACAGGCTTGAAACTGTGAAGTTCAGTCTATTTGCCACCGATTTGCCACCCACAAAACAAAATATCGTAAAATTATAGAAAAACGGTTGAACACTCTGAACGAATCAGGGATGTTCAACCGTTTATTTTTATGCCTGTATTTTCTTTTCAAACACATCCACAGCGAACTGCTGCATACTTTCAGTATTGAACGTATATGTCTGTAATGTGGTTGCTATATCTTTATGGCCAAGGCGTTCCATAACAGTCTTTGGATTTACGCCACCTTCTGCCAGCATAGTACCATGTGTATGTCTCAGACAGTGGGCGTGGAACAGGTGGTTACCAAGTTCCCAGTGAATGACTCTGGCACAGTATTTGAAAGAGTCAGGTGTGACCAGTTCACCATTGTCTTTTACGCACAGTGGCGTGATCTCTTTATGTGGGACTGTTATGTCAGCCCTGACCTGAGTGATAGAGTTATCTGGCAGCAGGTAAGTCTTCAGATATGCACCGCCATATTTCAGCCGGTTTATTTTTCTTTGTTTTATCGCATATTTCAGTTCTTTTTCAAGTGTCTGCCCTATTTTGACAGTGCGGTGGGAGTCATACTTAGGTGGTTTGATGAACCAGGTCTTTTCAATCTTGTACATCTGACCTTTGATCTTCAGTTCATGTTTGGAAAAATCCACATCTTCTTCCAGGTCTATAGCGAAGGTCTCACCGATTCGTGTCCCGACATTGTAAGGTACTACAAGGGAAAGGTGAAAATAACTGGTTTCTGGAAAACGTGCAAGGATCCTGTCAAATTCTTCTTTGGGGCAGATGTATTCAGTATGAGCCTTTGCATCTACATCTATTGGCATCTTACCGACTTTTACCGGAATGCAGGGATTAGACTGAATATAATTCAGCGGCAGTATGGCGTAATTCATGGCACCTTGCAGACAGGTCAGAGTATTTTTTATCATACTTTTGGACAGACCCTTTAGCTTCATGTCATTGATCCATTCCTGGACCTTATCAGGAGCATACTGAAAACTGCTTAATTTGTAGACGCCAAAAGCAGGTTTTAAATGCAGCCTGATCTTTGATTCATAATCACGATAGGTATTATAAGTGTACCCATGGTCAATATTTTTCTTTATTACAGTTTCCAGCTAATAGTCCAGGTAATCAGCAACGCTGATCTCTTTGGGTGAGAATGATCTGCCGGTATTGTTATATTCTGCAATGGCGGCAGCCCTTGCGTCCAATGCTTCTTTCTGGGTGCGGAATCCACCCTTTTCAATCTTGTTTCGTTCGCCATTAATCTTGGCAGTGTCAAAATAGTAAGACCAGGTCTTACCTCTTTTTCTTACACCTTCAGCCATAGTTTCATCATCCTTTCTAAAAATGGGTATAAAAATAACAGCCAAACATTTGTGTGGCTTGTTTGACTGTCCCCATTATGGTAGAATGATTATTGGACTATAATACATCCATCCCATAACGGGAACAGAGGACCGTCTTGATGCGCCAACATCAGGGCGGTTTTCTATATTAAAATCAATTTGTAACTAATGTAACCGATTGTAACTAGTTTGTAACTGTTATAATGCCTTATTTTATGCGGATGTAACTAATGTAACTAATTTTGACAATGTTCTTATTATAAATATTTTTATTATAAAAAAAATAAATTAAAAATATAAAAGTAAGTAAATAATAAAAATATATAATATATAAGGGAAAATGAGTTACACAGTTACAAAAATGCCCCGAAGCCTTGTATTTACTGGACTTCTGGCAGTTTCGGAACAGTTACAAATGAGTTACAATGAGTTACAAAACTGGTTACAAACTAATGATTTTTCAAATATTCTTCAAATTCTTCCATAGACATAAGAATTTTTCTTGGTTTTGTTCCATTCTCAGGCCCTATAACTCCTGCATCACAAAGCTGATCCATAATTCTTGCCGCTCTGTTGAAACCAATTTTAAACATTCTCTGTAGCATTCCAACATACGCATTTTCTTTTTCAATAATAAGTTTACCTGCTTCTTCAAAATGTACATCACGGTCATAAGTTCCATCTTCTTGCCTTGGTATTCTTGCGTCTGAAACAATATCAGTTTTAGAATCAATCAGGGAGATTAAAAAGTTTCTATCCCACAGCGCAATGCCGATTTTTGAAGCTAACTCTTTCGCTTGACGTGTAAAATATCTGTTTGTGAGAACAACTCCCACATTAGCATCATAATATTTCATACCACCAGTAACCTGATATACTGCGTCTACGCCGATATCTGAAGAATAACATTTACATTGGATGGCATATTTTATTTTGTTTTGAGTTGCAATAATATCAGCGCCAAAATCACCACTTGTGGATGTCACAGATACGTCTATAAAGCCATTTTTCCGTAGCAGATCAGCACAATATACTTCAAAATCGGGACCAGTCATGTAATCAAATTTGTCATTATATAGTTCAATATGTTCATTCATTGTCTGAACTGGTTCGTCTGATGTTATGTTTTCAACAGGTGCAGGTATTTCAGAAAAATCAATTTGTTGAACAATTGGCGGCTGCACTTTCTCTGAAATTAATGATGAATACCATATGTCCAGTAATGCAATTATTACAATCACAATGATATAACTGGAATGTGCTCTTTTCATCATTGTAGAAGGATCTTGGCATAAATACAGTAGCCAAAAATGTAGGAACAGGAAACAGAACGGAGAAAAAACAGAAAATATAAATTTGTATGTTTTATTTTGGGTTCTGTTAGCAAGCCCATATGTTTCGCAAAGGAAACATACCAGAGCTGATGGAATAGAAAAATAAAGTTTAGTGCCGGAAGAAGTAACGGAGATAATCAGTAATGTGATACTTGTTATGAGAATTATCTCTTTACGAAGCCCAGTCTTTTTATCTTTCATGTCGTACCTTTTTCCATAATTTACCACTTGACAATAACAAACGGATGTTCGATAATGTATTTATCGCTACTGTTTCGGGTCGTGTGGTTCACGAAGGGGATGGATGTATTGGACTATAAAAGAAAAATAATGGAAATGCTCGATATGATGGACGAAAGGTGTTTACGCCTTGTCTATGTACATATCAAAGCACTTCTGGGGCTGAGATAATCAGCCCCTTTTCTTTTGGATAGAATCCAGAAAGTCCTCTAATACTTTCCATCCATTTTCATCTAGTGCTGCCAGTCCTGAAATCAAACGTCTTTTAAAAGAATCTTCTTCCCCGTGTAAAAGGTCTCCAACAAATTTTTCAATCTGTTCGTCCCTGGACATTTCCGTGAACATATCACCTTCACCAGTTCGCAACCAATTCTCATTGACATTAAATTCCCGGCAGATAGAAACAACTGTCTGATCTGTTAAGGGGTTTACACCACATTCCCATTGTCCGACTGTGTTACGTTTTACCCCTAACTTATCAGCAAATGCTTGCTGGGTCATATCTAAAGTTTTTCTCAGCTTCTTTAATCCTTCATTCAATTTTTGTCTCACCTCTTTTCTTATTTTTATTGTACACCATTACAGATGAAAAATCAATAATAAAATGCTATTAAAACAGCAAAATGACATTAAAACAACAAAAAAGGTATTGACAAATGTGGCAATGTCATATATTATGATAACCATGTAAACAACAAAGACGAACAGCAAATGACACATCAGTCTTTGTTGATTACAACGTCAGTTCAGTCCCATCCACTGAACTGATAAGTCAATAAGGAAAGCAGGAAAGAATGGGTGAAGCGATAGGGCTACACACAAGTGACATGGCGGTCAAGCTGAGGAAGGTCAGATAGAGTGTGTGAGGATTAAACATGACCCATCAAAGCAGTTGAAGAAAGCAAGAACAGTAGGACAAGAAAGCATAGAGTTCGGAACTATTTGAAGAAAACTGAACAGGTTGAGCCAATCAACACTTTACTCCTCTACCAAGAAGCTGTTAAGCGGAAGAATCAACCGAGCGAGAGGACACAGTACCTTGTTGACTTACATTGTTCAAGCGAAGCAAGACTATAACCAAGAGAAAGGAAGTGAAAAGGAATGGAAATGATTAAACAGAATGTAATGACTACCAATTTGACAAAAGAACAGACAGAACTTCGGTTCGAACTTTTCGACTGGTTGAAAACCAAAGAACTGTCTGTTCAGCAGTCGGTAGAACTTCTTTCATTGACAGCGGATCAGATTAGAAAATCTGCACTTAATGAAAAACTTTAGTTTCATCTTACGGAAAGGGTGTGAGCCAGAATGACTTTTAACAATTATTTATTTGAATTACTTGGAAAACAGGAAGCTAAAAAACTGAAAGATGCACTGAAAAGTGGAAAGACAATCATTATTCAAGGAGAGCCGCAGACTGGAAAATCAACATTCCTGAAAGTGTTAACAAATGCCGGGTACCATGCTGTAGAGGATTTTAATACTTATGAAATTACATTAAAAGAGCCTTTAAAGAACATGATGCCAGACATGTCAGAGACTATTTCCTAAAGGCTGGTGATCGGCTGGAGATATTAAAAACCCAGTTAATATCATTTGGGTTTCTTACTTTAAAACCGTGCTCAATCATGACTTCTTTGAAATCATCATTGGTGACATAGAACCCACATTCATCTGCTTCAAAGATATGTTTCAAACCGTAGGAAGTTTTTCTATCATTGAAGGATTTAATGGGGATTAGGTTAAAAGTAATCCAGTCGTACAAAATATCATGTTCTCTTTTATTTAATTCCATAGTAAACACCTCCCTTCTAACAGGGAGTATACCACAACACAGAAAGGAAGTGAAAAGTTATGTCAGAAAAAGAAAAGAAGATCATTCGTGACCTTGCCGAAAAGTTACCAGATATGACCGAGCGTGAGCGTGGTTATCTGGAAGGAACTATTGCAACAGCTGCGGCAATGAGTAAGAAAGGAGAAAAAAATGCAGCAGATGCAGATACAGGGAACAGAGATACAGATTAAAGAGTATCAGGGTAAAAGGGTTGTCACACTCAAAGATGTTGATGCAGTACATCAGAGGAAACCCGGTACTGCATCAAGGAACTTCAATCAGAACCGTAACCGGTTCATTGAAGATATTGATTTTTTCAGGATAAATGTAACTGACAACGAAATTCGTAGTCAGTTCGGAATCAGTCCCAACGCTGGTGGAACCGTAATACTTATCACAGAAACAGGTTATCTGATGCTGGTGAAGTCCTTCACAGATGATCTGGCTTGGAAAGTCCAGAGGGAACTGGTTGACAGTTATTTCAGGGCAAGGGCAGAGCCAGATGAACAGTGTATGCAGGAGATCATTGAAAGTGGTGTACCTACAGTGATTGTTGCGACTGATAAATTAATCAGGTGTGCTGAGATCATGGCAGGGTGCCTTGACAGTAACAGACCGTATGTGTTGAACATCCTGAAAAATATCGTTCCAAACATTGACAATGAAGAGGAACCAAAGGTCACAGATAAATTTGAGATCACAGCAAAGACTGATGAACCAAAGAGAAAACCGTCTGATTTTTTACCAAAGTCAGTACCCATTGACACCACCAAGATGCTGCTGGAAATGAGTGAGCAGAACATGGACTTACCTACATTGGCAAGAAAAGCGGCTGTCAGTGTGGCTGCGATAATGAGCTGGATCAAGGGAAGTCACAAGCCTATGGAACAGAGCAGAAAGAACATCTGCGCAGCACTTGGTAAAGATGAAAACTTCCTGACACCGAAACGCAAGCGAAATGTCAGGGAATAAAAACGTCCCACAGGAAGTACCAGTTCCCATGGGACAGCAACAAAAATAATTTCAGCTACATAGTAGCAGAAAGTGAGCAGGATTGCAATGAAAAAAATCATTTCAGCGTGGATTGAACAGTTCATTGAGTTTGATTCTGAAATGGAATTTGCGGTATTTGAACAGAAATTAAAGGACAGCAAGAAAGGTTACCGCATCATTCAGGCTCAGAAATGCTCAGATGGAAAATATAAGATCCATATTATGAGACAGTATAACAACAATAGTTTCCCGGAAGGCGGTGAGGTCAAATGAAATTTGCTGAGAAATTAAAAAAGGCAATGCAGGAACTGAACCTGAACCAGCGGCAGGTGGTAACAATGACCGGGAAAAGTAAGGGTTCTGTGAGCCAGTATCTGTCAGGTAAACAGATCCCGTCAGAAGATGTCCAGAGCGCCATTGCTACGTCACTTGGTCTGGCTTCTGATTACTTCACCGGCATGGATAAGGAACTTCAGGTTATGCCGCAGCTTGAAATCAGGGATGGCGTTATCCCGAGACTTGATGTGACGAAGGCGGCGAAACTGATGGGTATGAACCATAACACGGTCAGAAAAGGTTTACAGCAGGGTGTTTTTCCCTGGGGGTATGCAGTACATACCTCTGACAATAGATGGTCCTATTTTATCAATGCAAAGAGATTTGCAGAAGTTGAGGGGATTGCCTTATGAACAAAATGAGAGAGTATGAAAGAGGTCGTGAAGACGGTCTTGATCTTGCCAGAAGAATTGTAAAGGAAGGTGGACTTGAAGCATTAGAGAGAGAATGTAAATTTCGTGGTGTGACCGGAATACATACTTCTCTGGCAGCTAAGGATTTGGATAAAGCATCACAGAAAATCAAGGAAATGACAATTGATACATTCACTATCTTATGTATTGCTGCCGTTCATGACGAATTTGGTTTCGGTGAGAAACGTTGCAGACGTTTGATTGCCAAGATGGAAGAAGGTGCTGAGTATCTCATGGATGATCTGGCAACCTGGGATGATTACATTAAAGAAATCAAAGAGCAGTTGAATATTGATCTGAGGATTAGATGGAATAATTAAAGGAGAAAAATGACAATGAGCGAATCAATTAAAGGCTATAAAGTATTTAACCCAGACTGGACTTGTAGAAACTTCCAGTACGAAGTAGGTAAGACATTTGAGGAAGATGTAACGCCAAAGTGTTGTGACAGAGGTTTTCACTTCTGTACAAAAGCATCTGACTGTTTCAGTTATTACGGTTTCAATCCTGAAAATAAGGTTGCAGAAGTTCTTGCACTGGGGACGGTTGATACTGAATCAGATGATACAAAATGTTGCACTAACAAAATCCAGATTGTACGTGAGATCAGCTGGCAGGAACTCTTGACAATTGTGAATACAGGAAAAGGTTGTACGGGTCTTTGCAACACTGGGGATTGGAACACCGGGGATTGGAACACCGGGGATTGCAACACCGGGAATCGCAACACCGGGAATCGCAACACCGGGAATCGCAACACCGGGAATTGCAACACCGGGGATTGCAACACCGGGAATCGCAACACCGGGAATCGCAACACCGGGGATTGGAACACCGGGAATCGCAACACCGGGGATTGGAACACCGGGGATTGGAACACCGGGGATTGCAACACCGGGGATTGGAACACCGGGAATCGCAACACCGGGAATCGCAACACCGGGAATCGCAACACCGGGAATCGCAACACCGGGGATTGCAACACCGGGGATTACAACACCGGGAATCGCAACACTGGGGATTGGAACACCGGGGATTGCAACACCGGGGATTGCAACACCGGGGATTGGAACCTTTCTTCTTTTAATACTGGTTGTTTTATGACAGAAGAACAGAAGATTATGCTGTTCGATAAACCTACTGACTGGACTTACCGTGACTGGATCAATTCTGATGCACGTTATGCGTTGACTAATATTCCTAAAAATGTCGTTGAATGGGTTTCTTCATACGATATGACAGATGAAGAAAAAGAGAAATACCCAACTTATGAAACAACAGGCGGCTATCTGAAGGTTCTGGATGAATCAGAGTCAGCACAGATCTGGTGGGATGGTCTGACTGAGGGTGCCAAGAATACCATCAAGTCATTACCGAATTTTGACGCAGAAATTTTCAGAAAATGTACAGGAATCAAAGTAGAAAGTAGAAAGTGAGGATAAAAGTAATGGAAAAGATTATGGAACTTATTAAGAAAAAAGGAATTGATAAGGGTATTCAGGACGCCATTAATAAGTCTTATGCACTTACAGGTGGAAATATTTCACAGGATGATATTACCGAAGCTGTGAAAAATATTATCCGTCTTGAAATCATTAGAAATCATGACCTTTCAGATGCGGTATTTGATGCCATGTTTGACAAGGTGGTTGATGAAATTGCAGCTGAATTAAACATTACCTGTCAGCCGGATGTATGTGAAGAAAAAGGTGATGATCTGAAAGAAAACCTGATTGAACAGGTTGGTAATGTACATCAAGGATTAGCTGCGATTTTAAAATTTTTATCATGACTTCTTTACAATTTATGCCGCACCAGCAAAAAGCCCTTGACCAGACAGAAGCATTCAACAGATGCGCATATTACTTGGACATGGGTCTTGGTAAAACTTTTGTCGGTGCAGAGAAAATGTACTTGCTGAATAATGACGTAAATCTGGTGGTCTGCCAGAAATCAAAGATTGATGATTGGGTGGATCACTTTGAAAAATACTATCCAGATTATGAAGTGTTCAATCTGACAAAGAAAACACAGGTGGTACGGTTCCGGGAATTGATTGACACCAGTACCATCTATGACTATAAAAAACAGATTGTCGGTGTTATCAACTATGATTTGGTGTACAGGCGTTCATATATCACTCATATAAAGGATTTTACTTTGATGTTGGATGAATCCTCATTGATACAAAATGAGACTACACAGCGAGCAAAATTCATTCTGAGATTACAACCAGAAAGCGTTGTTCTGTTGTCAGGTACACCAACATCCGGTAAATATGAAAAGCTGTGGTCACAATGCAAGCTGCTGGGATGGGATATAAAGAAAAAAGCATTCTGGGCTTCCTATGTAGATACAGAATGGGTAGAACAGGGACAGTTTAAACGGGAAGTTGTTACTGGGTATAAACACGTGGATCATCTGAAAAAGAAACTGGCACAACATGGGGCAGTATTTATGAAAACGCAGGAAGTCATTGAACTGCCTGAACAGATTGAACAGAAGATTTATGTGAAACCTACCAAAGAGTACAGACATTTCATGAAAAATGGTTATCTGGTTTTAGATGATGGTACGGAACTGGTAGGTGATAACAGTCTTACTAAGATTTTGTATGCAAGGCAGTTATGTGGAATGTACCATCAGGAGAAACTGGATGCATTCAGGGATTTATTGGAATCAACAGAAGACAGGGTGATTGTTTTCTACAATTTTAATGAGGAACTTACAAGGCTAAGAAAAATATGTGAAGCACTTGACCGGGAAGTAAGTTTTGTGAATGGTTCAGGGCGTTCAATGTATGCCTATGAGTGTGTAGAGAACAGCGTGACATTTATTCAGTATCAGGCCGGTGCAATGGGTGGAAATTTTCAGAAAGCAAATAAGATCATTTACTACACCCTGCCACTTGGCAAAGGATCCTGTGATTTATGGGAACAGTCAAAGAAACGTATTCACCGTATAGGACAGGATAAAAGTTGCTTTTATTATTACCTGTTGGTGAAAGGCAGTTTTGAGGAAAAGAATTTTGCAGCATTGAGAAAGGGGAAGGAACTGACAGATGAGTTGTTTGAAAAATAGAGTTTTAAAGCTGATTACACTTATCAATGGTATCTCATTTTTATATTTTGGTAGTCTGTTAGATTCCTATTCCTGGATTCCTGGGATCATTTGCTGTATCAACTTTGCATGGTTGACACTGTTTGCTTATGCGAACGGATATACATATAAATCTGAGAAAAGAGGTGAGTAACACGGCAGCAGAGAAGAACTTTGAAAATAAGGTGAAAACCTTCCTGAAGGGAAAAGGATTCTGGTTCCTGAAATACTGGGGTGGTGCAGCTTATACCAAAAGTGGGATTCCTGATTTACTGGTGTGTATGTATGGTAGATTCCTTGGACTTGAGGTAAAAGCACCGAGAGGGGAACCATCAGAGTTACAGCTTTACAATCTTGAAAAAATCAGAAAAGCTGGTGGACGTGGGATTTTACTGTACCCAAAAGATTTTGATAATTTCAAGGAATTTGTAGCAGATACTGAAAAGGGAAATTCATGGTACTTGGACAATATTGAGTTTCAGGATCAGTGGAAAGAAAAATTAAGAAAGAGAGGATAAATAAACATGGCAAAAAAGAAAGTTGAAGAAATGACAGCAGAGCAGGTTGCAACAGGTACATTAGAAAATGAGGTTGCAGAAGGGGCGAATGAGAAAGCAACTGCGGTTGAATACAATTACCCGGATATTATCAGGGAAGAACTGATTAAAACCGGGCGTGATGGAGTCCTTGACCTGATTGAGTATATGAGAGAGTGCGGATTTTTTGAAGCCCCTGCATCTGGTGGAAACCATTCACATGAAAAAGGTGGACTGGCGGCACATTCAGTAAATGTAATGTTTACTGCTGAAAAAATCGGTGTCTCCCTGCTGGGTGGTGCAGGCTACAACAAAATCAAGGATAGTGTAGTGATTGCCGCCTTATTGCATGATCTCGGTAAATGCGGCGATTATGGAAAACAGATGTACATTCCTAACATCCTGAAATCCGGTAAACAGTCAGATGCTAAACCATGGAAACGTAATCCGTCACTGTTACCGTTGGATCACGCAACCAGATCCATTAAACTTGCAACCCTGTTCATTGATCTGACAGAGGATGAAGAATTTGCTATCAGATATCATGACGGACTGTATGAAACTGCAAACTATGGTGTCAAGGGGCATGAAACACAGCTTTATATGATCCTTCACTGGGCTGATATGTGGGCCAGTAAGGTCATTGAGGGTAATAACAATCCAGAGGATGAAGAATAAGAAAGAGAGGTATAAGAATTATGGCACAGAAAGTATTAATCATGGGTGAGTCTGGTACAGGTAAAAGTACCAGCATGAGAAATTGTGATCCGGCTATTACAGCAGTAGTAAATCCAGTAGGTAAACCATTACCATTCAAGAATCATTTTGAAACACTGGATAATGTGACAGATGCAAGAGAAATCATCAAGTATATCAAAGAGCAGGTAAAGGCTGGTAAAAAGCTGATCGTGGTTGATGATTTCCAGTATACCCTTGCTATTCCGTACATGAACAGAATCAAGGAAACAGGATGGGACAAGTACAATGATTTCGGTGCAAATTACTTTGAAATCATTGATGTGTGCAAAGACTTACCGGATGATGTGGTAGTTGCTTATATGACCCATCTGGAAACTCTGGACAATGGACTGACTACAGTTAAGCTGATCGGAAAACTGTTAAGAGAGAAGATCACTATTGAAGGACTGTTTACAATAGTTCTGAGAACTGGTGTATATGAAGCTAAATATTACTTTTACACTCAGAACAGCGGAAAAGATACAGTTAAGTCACCACTTGGAATGTTCCAGAATTACGCCATTGATAATGATCTGAACTATGTGTACGACAAGATTAAAAATTATTATGAACTGGGTACATATAAGTCAGATGAAGAAATGGACAAAGAGGACCAGAAAGTAGCAGGTGATATTGAAAAACCGGATGCTTCCGGCAGACGTTCCAGAACCAGAAAAGCAGAACAGAAAGCAGAACCAGTTGAAAAAGCAGAAAAGACTGCCAGAACACGCAAGAGCAGGGCTGAGGTAGAAGCTGAAAACCATGAGAAAATGACAAAGTACCAGGAAAAAGTAGATGAAGCAATTCAGGAAGCAGCAGGTGATTCTGAAGAAGTTGATTTTGATGTTGCGGCAGAAGCGGCTGCAAGTGTACCTGCCCCTGAGTTACAGAAACCACCAAGAAGAACACGCAAGGAAAGAAAGACCGCTGAACAGACAGTTGAACAGTCTGAACCAGTTCAGGAAGAACCAGAAGTTACTGAGTCTGAATCTGATAAAATGGATGCCACACCAGAAACTGAAGGTGCAATGAATGCACCGGAACCACCGGTCAGAGGGCAGAGAAGACACAGAACCAGACAGTAATCAGATAACAAATGAATTTATATAAATGAAAGGTTAAATAGGTGAATTATTATGGCAGTAGATTTCAGTGCATTTGACAAGAAAGTTGATCTTGACGCATTACAGGAAGAAGTAAAGAATGCAGATCTTTCTTCATTTGAGGATGTCCCGGACGGTACTTATATTGTTGGCTTCGATAAAATGGAAATTAAGCCGACAAAAGCGAAAGACAAGCTGATGTTTGCGGTACAGTGCAAGATCAAAGAAGGTCCACATAAAGGCAGACTGCTGTTTTTCAATCGTGTAATCTCTGGAAACAAGACTTCTGAAAAATGGAATGATGGTAAGGCTATCAAGTCCGTTTGCACATGGCTTGACAAGCTGGAAACAGAAACCGTACCGGAATTTTACAATTATTCTGATTTTGCTGATTGTGTTCTTGACATCTTTCAGGAAGTGCAGGGAAAGGTTGAAGCTGAGGTTGATTGGGCTGCGAAAGATTTCAACCCTATCACTATCAATGAGGTGTTTGACTGCTAATTAAGTTATGGGTGGGATAGCAATATGTTATTCCACCCTGCATTTGAAAAGGTGACAGGATGATATTTTACGATTTTGAGGTTTTTGAACGTGACTGGCTTGCAGTTTTCATTGATGTGACGAATCAAAAAGAACACGTGATAATCAATGACAAGGATAAGTTAAGAACCTTATATGAGCGAAATATGAGCAATATATGGGTTGGATTTAACAACCGTCATTATGACCAATACATCATGAAAGGGATTCTGTTGGGGTTGAATCCAAAGAAGATCAATGACTGGATCATCATTCAGGGAAAAGAAGGATGGCAGTATTCAAGAGTATTTAATAAACTTCCAATGATAAATTATGATGTTATGCCTAACCCACCTGTTGGTCTGAAGACCATGGAAGGTTTCATGGGTAGTAATATCAAGGAAACAGAAGTACCCTTTGATATCAAAAGAAAGCTGACTGAGAAAGAAATAGAACAGACAGTTTTTTACTGCCGGCATGATGTTGAAGAAACTATAAAAGTATTTCTGGAAAATGTAGATGTATTTAATGCCATGCATGGAATTGTGCAGGCGTTCCCGGAATATGTGAGTCTATCCGATATCGGCAGCAGTGAAGCCAGAATTACAGCAAAAGTTCTTGGGTGTACAAAACAGGACTTCAATGATGAATTTGATTATTTCTTTCTTCCGTGTCTGAGACTGAACAAATACAAATATGTTCAGGATTGGTTCAGTACAGCGGTAAAAGACTGTACTGAAGAAATGAAGATAAATTATGCAAAAGCCAAAGAAAACTATGAGAAAGCCAATAGTATAAAGCTGAAAAAGAAATGGAAGTCAGAGATGGAAAAGTGTGACTGGACAGATTCTTTTCGGTGGCAGAAATATTTTTATAACCGTTCACTGGAAACGGTAGTTGCTGGGATTCCTCATACATTTGGCTTCGGTGGTTTGCATGGTGCAACTGAAAAACCAATTCATAAAACAGGGCAGATATTACACGTTGATGTGAACAACTACTATCCTTCAATGCTGATTGCATGGGGACTTGTCACCAGGGCAGCAGGTAATGACAACTATCCGAAGGTATACGTGACCAGAAAGAAAATGAAGAAAGCGCAAGTTCAGGCGGCAAAAGCAGGTAATAAACCACTGGCTAAACAATGGAAAAAGGCCCAGTTACCATATAAGAAAATGCTTAATGCGCTGTCAGGTGCCATGAAAGATAAAACGAACCCTGCATATGATCCACGAAATAACAACTGCATGTGTATCAATGGTCAGCTTATGTTGCTGGATCTGATTGAACATCTGGAAGTAATACCTGGGTTTGAATTGATCCAGTCAAATACGGATGGTCTTATTATCTGGATTCCTGACACTGATGAAGCGTTTGAAATGGTTGATGATATCTGCTGGGAGTGGGAACAGCGTTGCAGTACAGATAAATGTTCTATCCTGTTGGAACTTGATAATATCTCTGAAATCTATCAGAAGGATGTAAACAATTACTTATGGATTTCAGCTGATGGTGATGTGGAAAGAATCGGTAAGTATCTGAAAGGTCTTTCAGCGGTTGATTATGATCTTCCAATTCTGAATAAAGCCCTTGTTGATTATATGGTCAAAAAGATACCAGTGGAACAGACAATAAATCAGTGTGATGATCTGAAAGAATTTCAGAAGCTAGTGAAACTGTCAGATAAATATTCACATGTAGAACATGAACACTGTATACCTGTCCAGCGTGTTGAGGGTGTCAGGGTAAAACATACATATTACGATTATCCTAAGACTCAGCGGTATACATATAAGTCTTATCGGGTATTTGCTTCAAATGAGTTGCAGGATGGTAGGATATTAAAGTGCGGCGGTTCCCGTGGTAAACCTGAAAAGTTCGCAGATACACCAGATCATTGCTTTATATACAATGATGATGTAAATGGGGTAAAGGTACCGCAGAACTTGGACAAACAGTGGTATATAGACTTAGCAAAAAGAAGATTGAAACAGTTTGGTATTGCAGCATAGTACCGGAAAGGTGGGGATGATGGCAAATGCTCAAATGACAAAAGTGCAAATGTGGAATAGATACAAAGCATTAAAGAAAAAAGATTATAACTGGACATGTATATGTCCGGTATGCAGTAAACAGATATATGAAAAGGATCCTGATATTGAATATGTAAAAACAAAGCGTGGGACTGAGATTTTTATACATACGCAATGTATCAAAGAATGGGACAAGTAGGTGGTTGATGGATGCTCTATAAAGGATATATTGAAACCAAAGGAAAAGCAGCAGTTGAAAAATTTAAGAATAAGACCAGGTTTAAGACTTATGAGCAGGTGAGAAATCTTCCCGGTTTCGGGGGCGTTCTGGAAAATGACACTATCCTGATAGACATTGATGATTATGAACAGTCAGAAATCATGATGGATATTGTTGAAGACTATCAGCTTGATTGCAGAGTATACCAGACTACCAGAGGAAAACACTTCCTGTTCAAAAATCATCAGGTAACAAGGAACCACACACATGTACCGCTTGCTATTGGGCTGACAGCAGACATCAAATGTGGAACCAGAACATCATATGAGGTTATCAAGATCAACGGTGAAGAACGTTTCATTGAATGGGATATTGAAGAAGGTGGTACATATCAAGAGTTACCGAAATGGATGCTTCCTGTAAAGGCTGCCACTGATTTTATTGATATGGATGCAGGAGATGGTAGGAATCAGGCACTGTTCAACTACATTCTGACACTTACAGCAAATGGTTTTACGGTGGATGAAACACGGGAAGCTATCAGGATCCTGAATAAATACGTCCTGAAAGAATCACTTTCTGATGAAGAACTGGAAGTGATCCTTAGGGATGAAGCCTTTCAGAAACCTGTGTTCTTCAACGGTACTACATTTTTATTTGAACGTTTTGCAGATTGGTTAAAAAGTAACTGTAATGTAGCCAGAATCAATGGTCAGCTTCATGTATATGAAGATGGGATTTATCAGGTAGGGTACCGGGAGATTGAGAAGGTGATGATCCAGCAGATACCGAACCTGAAGAAGACGCAACGTCGGGAAGTGTTAGAGTTATTGGAATTAATAGCCGAAGAAAAAACGGCAGCAGATGCCCGTTATATAGCGTTCCAGAACGGTATTTACGATATTGTTACAGATCAGATGCAACCGTTTACTTCTGATTTGGTTATTACAAATAAGATACCGTGGGACTATAACCCGGATGCTTACAATGAACTGGCAGATGATACATTGAACAGGCTTGCCTGTAATGATCCGGTTATCAGAATGTTGTTGGAAGAAGTTATTGGTTATTGCTTTTACAGAAAGAATGAATTAGGGCAGGCGTTTATGCTTACTGGTGATAAAGCAAATGGAAAGTCTACATTTATAAGCTGCATAAGAACAATTCTCGGTGAAGCAAACACATCTGCCTTGGACCTGAAGGAACTGGGTGACCGGTTCAGTACATCCATGATATTCGGAAAGCTGGCAAATTTAGGTGATGATATCGGTGATGATTTCTTGCAAGGTTCTCAGGTGGCAGTATTTAAGAAAATTGTTACGGGTGACAGAATCAAGGCTGAAAGAAAAGGTCAGGATCCGTTTGAATTTAACCCATACACAAAGCTACTGTTCAGTGCCAATGATATTCCAAGAATGAAAGACAAAACTGGCGCAGTTCTCAGACGTTTAGTTATTATTCCATTTAATGCCAGATTCTCAAAGTATCTGGAAGATGGGGTTACCATTGATCCTAAATTCCGTCCTTATATCAAGTATGAACTGAATGAACAAAGTTCAATAGAATACATGATTAAAATTGGTATTGAGGGACTGAAGAGAATCATTGAAAATAATGGTTTCACTAAATCGAAAAAAGTTCAGCAGCAGTTGGATGAATACGAAAATGAGAACAACCCTATTAAAGCATTCATTGAAGATAAGGGAATTGAAAGTATTGAGAACGAAGCAACAGCAGACGTATATAAACGGTATCAGGTATTCTGTGCAGATAATAACATGCAGCCTATGGGTAAGATTGTATTCAGTAAGCAGATTAAGAAAAGACTTCACCTTGAAATTATATCCAGCAGAATAGATAACACGGTCAGAAAGATATTTGTAAGGGAGTGATAAAGATATGATTGATAAGACATGTCGGACATGTATTGACAACGAAGATGGTTTTTGTGATCGCAAGGGAATCTTAGTAGATGATGAGGATTCCTGTGAAAAACATAGAGAAGATTGGCGTGACAGATTACTGGATCATTTTCTCAGAGGTCACGGAAAGGGGAGATAATGTGGGGTACTTTATTATTGGGACATTGTGTTTCATCAGTGGACTTGCAATGGGGGTGTTCTTAACAGCCCTTATCGTAGCTGGAGCAGATGATAATATTGGAGAAGTTAATGAGTTGGGGGATGATGAGAATGAGTTATAAGAACAGTGAGGGTTATTCGGATCCGACGGCAGGTGTTGCAATGGGATCTGCCAAGAAACAGGAGCAGGAGATTGACAAGCTGAATCACAAGGTTATGCAGTCGTTCAGACTGCTGCTTGATCTGGCAGGATTTGAGATTGTCGGACGTGTCACACTGAGACATAAGAAATCAGGGCGTATCTTTAAGTAGGAAAGGGGTGTTGTGGAATGACTGCAAAAGAGTATCTGAACCAGATCAGGGAGAAAGATGCAGCCATAAACAGAATGATACGGCAGAAAGAAAACTTAAAAGGTATGCTGTATACTATTGGCAGTCCTGGTACTGGTGAAAAAGTGCAGATCAGTAAATCTGGAAGTAGTCGTTATGAAGAACTGTTTGCAAAGATTTCAGAAAAAGAGGATGAAATCAATAATAAAATTGATGATCTGGTTGGACTGAAGATAAGAATTTGTGAACAGATTAATGAGTTACCGGATGATGTACATATCTCTGTTTTATATGAAAGATATGTTGAACTGAAAAGCTGGAACCAGATATCTGATGATATGAATTACAATGTGAGATATTTATTTCATATTCATGGAGCGGCATTGAACGAATTTTATCAGATGTATGAGCAGGAAATAAATGCAGATGTATAACAAACATTGATGGTTGGTGTAGTGCTGACCCTCTGTTTTTATGTTTTTGTAACTAGTTTGGGCGTTTGTAACTAGTTTGTAACTGGTTTTGTAACTCATTTATCCCTTGATTTTACTGGATGTAACTAATGTAACTAATTTTTTCAATGTTCTTATTATATTTTTTTATAATGTATATCAGTAAGAAGTAGTAATAAAAATAATATATATATAATAGTATATAGTAAAAATTAGTTACATTAGTTACAAAAATGTCGGAAACCCAGTAAAATCAAGGGCTGAGAGTGTAACTGATTAGTGTAAAATGAGTTACAAACTGGTTACAATTGGTTACAAAACTAGTTACATCAGAAAATAAATGACATAATCTGAGTCAGAGTTGATATAAAAGCAGTCTGATTTGACTTGAATGTGAGTCAGGAAAGCTGATATTGTGTAGACTGTTCAATTAGACATGAAGCATATCCTTTTGTCATGGGGATGTGCTTTTTACTTTGTCCGGGAAATATAGCTGTTTCCTCCTTTACAGCTTCCCGGACTTTTTGATATACAAAACCGACGAATGAGAGGTGGTGGGGCTTGGCAAGAGCACCAGATCAGAGAATAGAACAAGCTAAAGAATTATATGAAAAAGGTCTGAAATTAATAGATATATCCAAACAACTTGGAGTTCCAGAAGGAACGGTTCGACGATGGAAATGTACCCATAAATGGGATAGTGAACGTTCGGATAAAAAAAGCGAACGTTCGGAAAGAAAAAAAGGTGGTCAGCCGGGAAATAAAAATGCAGCCGGTGGACCACCGGGAAACAAGAAAGCTGAGAAGTATGGATTCTTTTCAAAATACTTGCCGGATGAGACGAAAGAGATTTTTGACGCAATTGAACATGCAGATCCGCTGGACCTGTTGTGGCACCAGATACAGATTGCATATGCTGCCATTGTGAGAGCACAGCGGATAGCTTATGTTAAGGATCACCAAGATAGAACCATCAACAAGATTGGTGAGAAAGATGGTGAGACTGTATCAGAGGAACGTTGGGAAGTACAGGAAGCATGGGACAAGCAGAATAATTTCTTAAAGGCACAGGCAAGGGCGCAGGCTGAATTG